GGAAGGCTTAAAGATGTACAAGAAAGTCTAACAAAGCAATTAGAGCTGCAAAGTAAAAAAGTAGATATTTATAAACAATCTATAGAAAAAACAGACATTAAAATGCAAGAGAACATAAAAACAAGAGACAGATTAAAAAAATCTCTTGATGAAGCTAATAAAAAGTACGAAGAAGCCGTTAAGGTGTATGGAAAAGAATCTGATGAAGCTAAAAAGGCTAAAGATGAAGTAGATAAACTTACTGAAGAACACAAAAAGTCTGAAAAAGCCGTTGAAACTAATGCTAAACAAGTGCAAGGATATGAAACTAATCTTAATAAAGCTAATACTGAAATGGTAAAAACACAGGGAGAGCTTAGAAAAGTTAATGGCGAACTTGATAAAAGTAATAATAAGTGGGTACAAGCAAGTGAAAAGTTAGGAGAGCACTCAAAAAAATTAAAAGATACAGGGGAAAAAATTACCGATGTAGGCAAAAGCTTAACTACAAAAGTATCTGTACCATTAGCTGGATTGGGTGCAATAGCACTAAAAACAACCGCAGACTATGACGATAGTATAAGCCAACTAAAAGCTATTACTAATTCTAGTGCAGAAGATATGGAAAAACTAAATTCTAAAGCTAAAGAAATGGGAATACAAACACGTTATAGTGCAAAAGAAGCAGCAGATTCTATGGTTGGATTAGGGCAAGCTGGCTATAATACCAATCAAATTTTAAATACTACTCCAGCAGTTCTTAATCTTGCACAAGCAGGAGCTATAGACCTAACACAGAGTACAGATGTATTAGTATCCAGTATGAGCCAGTTTGGCATTAAAACTGAAAAGGCTGGACATGTTGCCGATGTATTAAGTTTAGGTGCAAATAAAGCTAATTTAGGCGTTGGAGATTTAGCAGAATCTTTAAAATATGCTGGTGCTATGGCTAATACGGCAGGTTGGAGCATAGAAGATACTACTGCGGCAATAGGTATTATGTCTAACTATGGAATAAAAGGTAGCCAAAGTGGTACAGTTTTACGTGGTGCTATAAGTAGACTTGTTAAACCTTCAGAAGATGCGGCTGAAGCTATGAAAAATCTAGGTATAAAAGTATTTGATACAAATGGTAAAATGAAGTCTTTGCCACAAATTTTAGACGAAGTTAAAAAAGGGACTTCAAAACTTACAGAAGAACAAAAAATGAATGCTCTTGTAACTATTTTTGGACAGGAAGCCGTTTCTGGTATGAACGCATTAATGAATGAAGGTGGGGACAGTTTAAGAAAATATTCTAAGGAATTAGTTAATGCTGATGGAAGTGCTAAGAAGGCTGCCACAACTATGGAAGATAATCTAGGCGGTAGTATGAGAAGCCTTAAATCTGCAATGGAAGGTGCAGCAATAAGTATGGGAACTGCATTAGCACCAACTATAAGAGATATTGCAGACAAAATAACAGAATTAACACGAAGATTTGCTAATTTAAGTCCAGAGACACAAAAAATGATAGCTAAATTTGGTATGTTTGCAATTGCTACGGGCCCAGCAATAATAGGAGTAGGAAAATTAACTACTGGATTAGGAAGCATAACAAAAGGGCTTTCCAAATTCACAGGATTTTTAGGGGGAACAACTATAGCGACAAAAGGTGCAACAGCAGCAGCAAAAGGAGCAAGTGTAGCTACGGGGGTAGCAAGTAAAGGGGTTAAAGCTACTGGATTAGCTGTAAAAGCAGGGACAGCATTATTAAACCCTTGGACAATTGGTATAGGTGCAGCAGCGGTAGGAATAGTGGCACTACACAAGCATTTAAGTAAGGAAGCTGTCCCAAGTGTAGATTTATTTAATTCAAGGGTAAAAACAACAACACAAACTACAGATGCGTATGGTAACAAAATAGATGTGGCAAGTACAAAAACAGTAAACTTTACAGATAAAACTAAAAAAGCGGTTGGTGGATTTATGGAGCTTAACAACGGTGCTAAAAAAAATCTAACCGATTTGTACGTTAACTCTACGAAAATAACAGATAACACTGCTAAAGCTCTTACTGATAAATATAAACAAATGGGAGAGCAGATAAAAGCAGGAGAAGATGCAAAATATAAAGAGAGATTAGCTAGTTATAAAACATTTTTAAGCAATAATAAAACTATGAGTGATAAAGAAAAGGCAGCCACTCTTAAATCCATGGAGGATTCACATAATAAAGAAAAAGCAGAAGTTGATAAATATGTAAAACAGATACAAACTATTGCAAATAAAGCAAGCAAAGAAAAACGTGCATTAACTAAAGAAGAACAGGAGCAAATAAACACAATACAAGAGAAAATGAAAACAGAGGGTGTTAAAAAACTTTCTGAAACGGAGGAGGAAAGTAAAACTATTTTAGGAAGAATGAAGGACTATGGCACCCGAATCACCGCTGAACAGGCGTCCGAAGAAATCAAAAATGCCGAAAAACAAAGAAAAGGAACTGTTGATAAAGCTAACCAACAATATAATCAAACTGTTGCTACGATTAAAAAAATGCGTGACGAAGATAAAACAATAACTAAAGACCAAGCGGACAAAATGATTGCAGAAGCTGAAAGGCAGAAGAAAGGAAGCATTGATAAGGCAAAGCAACAAAAAGATGGCGTCGTAGAGCAAATTAAAAAAATGGATAGTAATTCATTACAAGATATTGATATCACGGATGGGCATATAATGACTAAATGGGACAAATTAAGAAATTGGTTTAAAAATAATCCCATTACACGCTGGGTAAAAACAAAAACTAATGATAGCAATGCTAGTGCAGGGAAAAATTGGACAGGCACGAATTACTGGCAAGGTGGATTAACGTACTTGCATGATGCGCCAGGGAGAAGCACTAATTACGAACTTTATGACCTTCCAAGGGGGACACGAATATTTAACCATGATGCCAGTGAAGATTTAGTGCTGAAAACAGCTGAAAGCGTTGCTACAAAAGTAGCAGGGAATATGCTAAATAAATCCAATAGTAAGGGTAAAATAGAAGTAATACAACATATTTATTGCCCGGTTCCAACTCCAAGCGAACTAGCAAGGCAATCTAAAAATAATCTTAAAGAATTAGGTTTACAATGGTAGGTAATTCAATGGTAGGTGATTCATTTGAATAAAAAAGAAAAGTTTATATTTGAAAACGAAAGAGGACAGCAGATAGAATTTTCTGTTTACAGTCCTTTTTTTATTAATAATATAGACGGTATAAGTGGGTTAAAAAATATAATATATCAGAATAAAGGCATGGGGCAAGATGGTAGCACTTATATGGGGAGTACGTTAGGCAACAGGAATATAGTCATACAAGGAGCTATAACAGAAAATAAAGAGCAAAATAGGATAAAACTATTAAGCATAATAAATCCTAAACTAAAGGCTAAATTAATTTATACAGACGGAAATATAAAAAAATATGTAGAGTGTGTAGTAGAAACTGCTCCAACGATAACTAAAGAAAATAAACCTAAATTTCAGATGAGTTTAATATGTCCTAACCCATACTGGCGAGATACAACAGAAAGCAAAAAACAAATAGCTTTATGGAAAGGCGATTTCCACTTTCCGCTTATTATTCCACAAGACAAAGGCATTATAATAGGACACAGAGAACCAAGCCTTATTGTTAACATAGAAAATAATGGACAAGTAAAAACAGGAATGATTATAGAATTTTTCGCAAGAGGTACTCTTAAAAATCCATCTTTATTTAATGTAAATACCAGAGAGTTTATAAAAGTTAATAAAGAAATGGTGGCAGGCGAAAAAATTACCATAAACACTAATTACGGCAAAAAAAAGATTATACAAGACGTCGATGGCATTAAAACAGATATACTAAATTATTTAGATATTATAGGCGGTGGCGATACCTTTTTACAATTAGATATCGGTGACAATTTATTTAGATACGACGCCGACGAAAATTTGAATAATTTAGAAGTCAGCATTTACTACAACAATAATTATTTGGGGGTGTAGAAGGTGGAACTATATATATTTAATAAAGATTTAGAGCTTAAAGGAATATTAGATACTTTTACATCTTTACGGTGGATAAGACGATACCATAAAAGCGGCGAGTTTGAGTTACACTGTGCCTTAAATTCAGACACCTTGAATTTGTTGCAAAGGGAAAATATAATCTGTAAAAAGGGCGATGACGAAGCAGGCTATATCGAAACAAGGCGATTGAGAATAGACAGCACAGGGCAAGAGCTGTTGGAGATTAAAGGCAAATTTTTAACAAGCTATTTAAGACGGCGGATTAACTGGGGACAGCTTATTTTTAACGGCAAAACAGAAGAGTTAATGAGAAAATTAGTTAACGATAACTGTATCAGCCCGGCTAACAGAGCGTTACCTAATTTAATTTTAGGCAGCTTAAAAAATTTTGACGATACAATACAATATCAAGACAGTTACGGTAATATTTTAGACTGTTTGGAGAGTTTGTCCAATACAAGTGATTTAGGCTTTAGAAATATTTTAGATATCAATAAAAGAAAAATAATATTTGAGGTGTATAAAGGCATTGATAGGACTGTAGATAACGGGGTTATAGCACCTTGCATTTTTAGCAGGGACTTTGAAAATCTGCTTGAACAAGAATATTTTGATAGCCTGAACAACTACAAAAATACAGCCTTGATTGCTGGAGCTGGAGAAGGCAAAGATAGAAAGCTAACATCCATAGAAGAGGGACAAGGGCTTAATAGGTATGAGCTATACGTTGACGCAAGAGATTTGCAAAATACTAAAACTGTAAACAATGAAGAAGTGTCTATTCCAGATAATGAATATATCCCAATGTTGCTTCAAAGAGGTAAAGAAAAGCTTGCAGAATGTTACGAAGTGCAAACCTTTAGCAGTAAGATAAACACTCAGGGAAATAATATATATAAAAAGGATTTTGACCTTGGTGACATTGTAACAATAGTAGATAAAAAGTGGGGTATACAAGTAGATACAAGAATCACAGAAGTTGAGGAAGTGTACGAGGGAGGAAAGGTTGAAATCAATCCCACTTTTGGCAATAACATTCCTACAATAATTGATAAAATCAAACAGGTGGTGAGATAATGGAAAGAAGTGGTTTTTTTAATGCAATAATACA